CCATCTCGATCAGGACATTGCGCGGGCGCGTCGTGCGCGAAAGCTGCGCCAGCCGCTCGCGGTCGTCTAGCGGTATGCCTGTCTCACCCATTGCGAATGCTCCGCCTCGCTAAACGGCTCATACGGCCCGCACATGAACGCCGCCACGGTGCCCGAGGGCACGCTGGCGCGGTGAATTTTCGGGCGGTACTGGATCACTCCGTCGCCTTCGCCGAATGTGGGCATGCCCGCGCCCAGCACATGCCCCACCCAGGACTGGTCGCCCGTCCAATAGGGCGCCAGTGCCTGCGCATGCGTCACCGCCTCCGGGCTGAGCCGGTGCCACACCTCGCTGCCCGCGCAAGGCGACAGCGCGAACAGCGACGTGTTGTAATGCTCTCGCGCGGCGTGATCCCAAAGCAGGATCGGATCGCCGGTGCCGAGCACCATCGCCGGGTCGGCGAGGATCACCACATCGAGGTCGATCACCGCGAAACGCTCGCCGATGCGCGCGCGCAACTCCGGCGACCACGCCCACAGTTTCGGCAGATAGTCCGGCAACGCAGCCACTTGCCACGGCATAATGACCTGATCGACGCCCACAGGCAGATCGAAGCTGCCATCCTGCACGCAGGTCAGGCTGTGCCCGCCATGGCGCTTAAGCATCGCCGCGAGCCGCGCGACATGGCGGGCGTCATAACGCGCCGTCTTCTTCCAGAAGCCCCGGCCTCGCCAGAGAAAGCACACAAAGCGCATCACAGATCCTCGATCGCCACGCGCGGAAAGCACGCCAGCGCCGTCTCCCGCGTGCAGTTGATCACTTCGATGCCCGCCGCGGCGAGCTGCGGCGCAGCCGTGTTGAACGCGGCCACCCACTTTTTGAAGCTGTGCCCGCGGTCCAGCGGTCCGGGGTGCGGACCGAAGAAATGCTTGCGCCCGCCCGTATGCTGCATGTCAAAGCCGAGAAGCCAGATCCGCGCCGCGCCAAACAGCGCCGCCAGGTTCAGCGCCTGGAACCCCGAATTCGCCCCCTGGCGGATATAGCCAGGATCGAGCGACACGCCCGGCCCGTTTGCCTCGCTGCGTGCCACGCTCAGGCCGTAAAGATCAGCCGCGCAGCCCCCGCGCGGGCGCGAGAGTGAATTCGGACCCTTGTCCTGTGTCCATTTCTCGCCGGCGAACCTCGGCACGCCCCGGTGATGCATCCACCACGGCCCGTCCGCGCCGTAGAGCACATCGGCCCAGGGCGCAATGCGCCAGGCATCATTTACCGCTATCGTGCGGTCCACCTTTCTTCGCAGCGCGCTTGCGTCCGCCGCGCTCAGGCTTGGCCCGCTCGCCACGAGCAGCACCGTCGCCCCCGGCCATCGGCGCGGGATCGGAATCACGAAACAGGGCCGCGGTGTCGCCGCCCTCCCTCGCTTGCGGGTGTGCCGCCGCCTGCGGCGTGTCGGACACCGGTAGAGGCGCCAGGCACCCGGCCCGGACCAGCTTCGCGATGCTGTCCTCGCTCAGCCGGCCAGGGAAGGGCGAACCGGCCTTGACGGTCTCGCCAAGGCGCGGGTGGTGGAAATCGGCAATCACCAGGTAGGACATGACGCCCCCTTACGGATTGAACCGGCCAGCGCCGCGGATCACGACGGTCTGAAACTCAGAATTCGGCGACACCGCATCGGTGATGGTGGCGGAGACATGGGTAAAGGCAAGGCCGCCCGCCGTCTCGCCGAGAGCGGACGCAAAGGCCTGCGCCACCGCCTTCGAGTTGGCCGCAACGGCCGTGCCTAGATCGGCGGCATTCGAGCCGCTGGCATCGGTGGCCTTGCGCAGCTGCACCGTCACTTCGGTTTCCGGTGAAGCGTCAGGCGCAATCGCAACCGCAGCCACCTGGTCATAATTCTGCATCGACACCCACTGGTCGGTGCGCGAGAACGCCAGGCGTTCGTTGATCTTTGCATTGGTGATCATCTTGGCAATCCTTGTTTCTCAGGCATGAAAAAGGCGGCGCAACCTCTTGGGCCGCGCCGCCGCAATCACATCAGTGCGTGTTCAGCACGCCTTAGCCGCTCGGCACATCCAGCACCACGAACGGCGAGACCTCGTAGCCGCCTTCCTGCGTGAACGGCTGGGTCAGCCAGGGCTGGCCGTCGACATTCCAGAAGATTTTGAACACCGTCTTGTTCTCGGTGAACTTGACGTGCTCGGAGGCTGCTACGAAGGGGCCGGAGCCGTCCTTGACCAGGTATCGGCTGAAGTCGTAGAGGCCGACATCGCCGAGATTGCCCAGCAACGGCGCACGCTCATGCCAGATGATCGGCCAGCCCATCAGCAGATGATTGCCAGCCGAGTCGCGCGCATCCGGATGCCAGATCAGCGACCCGTCGCCAGTTTCAGGAGAGCCGATCTCGTTGCGCATGCGGAGCAGCTCGGGCATAACCGATTTCGAGATGAGCCAAACCGGCTCGGTGCCGCCGTCCATGAACTTGGCGGCCATGTTGGTGAGGTCGGTATAGCTGAACTTGCTGGCCACCTCGCGGTTGACCTTGACCGTTGCGCCGGCATTAAGCACGCCCAGCGGACCGCCGACGCCGTTGCCGGTGAGGAATTCGCGGTCCTCGTGGCCGATCATCGCCAGCCGGAACTGGTTTTCGATCCAGCTTGAGAACGCCTGCCAGTTGCGCAGCGCCTTGTCGGTCGCCTCCAGCGTACCCGCGAACTCATGCGGCTCCAGCTTGATCTCGCGGAACGCCATCGAGGTCTCCGGCTTCGCGCCGCCCTCGGCCACCTTCGCGACAGACACGCCGCCATAGCGGTTGTCCGGGGCCGCGGCGGTGTCCTGATCGAAAGCCGGAATGGTGATGGCCGAATCTGGCGGGGAGCCCGCCGGAATGACACTGGCGCGCGGGCGCACCACCGCCGTCTGCGGGGACACCGACAGGATGTCGGGGCGGAACTGCTGGGGGATCGCGAAACCCGCGGTCGATCCGGCTCCCGCCTCTTGCACGCGGTACAGGCTCGCGAGCCGCTGGTCGTTCTGATTGTAGCGAAGCGCAAACATGTATTCGCCGAAATTCTCGAACTCGCGCTTGGCTTCCGGGCCGGGGATCGGGGCATGCCGTGAGGCAAAAGCCGGCTTCTCCGGCGTGCTGCGGGCCGTCGCCTCGATCTCGCCGAGCACGCGGCTCTGCGCCTCTTCCATGCCGGCGCCAGAAGCAATCAGTTCCTTGGCAACCGCATGATCCACGCCGTGGCGCTCGCACAGCGAGAAAATCTGATCGACGCGCCTGCGCTCGACCGCAATTACGTCAGGCCCGCCCTCGGTTTTGACCGCCGGCGCTTCGGCTTGGTGTCGTTCCATCGTCTTTTCCGGCGGCATGTTCCGCTCCTCTTCTTCCTGTGTTGAATAGTCACAGCCATCGGCTTCGCCGGCGGCGATCAGGTCGTCCACGCTTACGCCAAGCACTTCCGCAAACCCTTCCAGCCGCTCAATCGGCGGGCAGTTGATCTCTTCGTTAAGGATGGAGTTGACCGTGCTGGCGGAAATTCCGGCGGCGCTGCCCATCTGTTCGATGATGTCGGCGCGCGGCGTATCGTCATCGGCCATGTCGTCGATCGCGCCATTCAGCAGGGCCGACAGCTCCGCGCCGCGCTTCAGGCTGGCCGCCGCGCCGAGCGCCTTGCGCTTTTTCGGTTTCGTTGCCATTCCGCTCCCTCGTGAGTTGGTGAATTTGCACGGATGACGGGCATCCTTCGCCCTGATCTGCGCCCCCGCATCCGCCGGAACCGCGACAAGCGACAGTTCCAGAGGCTCCCAGTCCACGGCGCGCCATATGTCCGGCTGCCCCTCGCGGCGAATGATCTCGAACTCATGCACGCGGTATCCGACCGACACATTGCGGATGATCCCGGCCGAGATATCAGCCAGGATCGGCCCTACATCCTCACGTTCGGAAAACCGCACGGTCGCCAGTCCGCTGCCGCCCTCAAGCCGCGCGCTCCCCTCGACCACGACGCCCAGGATCGCCGACAGCTGAAATGCGTTATGCGAGTCCAGAAGCGGCGCGCCGGCATTCAGCCGGCCAAGGCGCACCGCGCCCGGATCAATAACAAGCTCTTCGTCGATCTCGCCCTCGAAGAATGTCATGCGGCGAACAACCGCCCCGGCGGTCCAGACGAGATCAGCGGTGCGCGCGCTGAGATCAACCGTTTGCGGCTCAAAGCGGGCGCCGCGACACAGCGTCGGCAGCGCGGCGGGCAGTTTTCGTGTTCTCATGCGGCCCTTCCATCCACGTATTCCAGCAGTCGCTGGCGCGACTGGCCAAGCCTCGATATTGAGCGCGCCGCAGGTTGCGCCGGCTCTGAAATTGGCATCATGTTGGCTTGCAGCAGCGGCTCGTCCAGCCCGTCAATCGGGTTCATGTCTTCCTTCTGGCGCACCTCGTTGCGCGTCAGCCATCCGTCGACGATCCCGGCCTTGTAGAACGCCGCGCGCGCCGCGCTGTCGCCGCGCATCAGCGCGTTCAGGTTCATCTTGATCGTCAGCCCCGCCCGCCGGTCGCGATCGCTGAGCAGTTTGCGGGTCATCTCCTGTTCCCAGCGGCGCACCCAGGGGCCGAGCGTCCAGCGAGAAAAGCCGATCATCAGCTGCTCGATGCCGGTGCCCCAGACGGTGGACCCCTGAAGACTTTGCAGCAACACCAGCGGCACCCGGTAGATGCGCGCCGCCTCGGCAAGCTGGAACTCGCGGCTGCCAAGAAACTGACTGTCTTCCGGACTGACAGAGGTCGGCACGAATTTCATGCCCTCATCGAGGACCTTGATCTTGTGCGCGTTCTCAAGCCCGCTCTGACCGCCTTCGCTGCTACCGAAGCTCCCGCGAATATTCTCGCGCGCCTTGTCGTTCAGCTTGCCCGGATGCATCAAGAAGCCGCCCGACTTGGCGTCATTGGCGAAGAATTTCGCCCCGAACTCCTCCATCGCCGTAGCCAGACCGATCGCGTTCCGGTGCGCCAACACCGGCGAAATGCCGCTGATCCCGTCGTGACTGTAGCCGAAGACATGGAGCACATCGCGCGCCGGCAATTCCGTCGACTCGCCATGCAGCGAAGTGCGAAATTGCAGGCGCCTGCGGTCGTTTTCGCCCTTCGTGAGTTGCGGTTTGGTCGCAGATGGATCGAGCTGGAACAGGCTGATCGGCTCGCCCCTCCCGTTGCGCTCGATTTCCGCGTACCCGTTGCCCCAGAGCAAGGCATGCGGCTGGGTGCTGCAGATAAGCGTCCCTGACGCAGCAAAGTCATTGATCGCCCCGTTAAGCAGCGCCGCAGCAGGGTGCTCATTAACGACAGCGCGCCGATCGTCGCGGCGCTCTATCACCTGGACGGGCAGACTGGCGATGCAATCGGCGATGAGCGTGACGGCGGCCCATACTGGAGCGCTTTCCAGCGCGTTCCACTCGCTGACATGCACGCCCGCACTTGTCCGGCCGCCCCCCACGGCGCGCAACAGCCAGCCGTCTTCGTCGTGGCTGTGCCAGATTCCGCCGAAAGCCCTTCGGAAGCTCCGCGCGATGCGTTGGGTCACGCTCACAGGTTTACCTCCAGCAAGCCGCGATCTTCGTACACCGAGCGGCCATCGCCGCTGTTCTGCAGCGCCACGGCCAGCGCCATAATCGCCGCTACCGGCCCGTCGATTTTGTTCTCGTCGCGCTCCTTGCGCGGATACACGTTGTCCTTGCGGTCGCGCACCGCCACCACATTCGACATCATCCAGCTCATCACCGGGTTGCCGTCATGCCTGATCTTCCTGGAGGCGATCAGCGCGTCGAATTCCTTCATCGGCTCGGAGAAGTTCAGCACCGTGGGCCGCATCTCCAGGCACGGAATGTCGAGCGCCATGAAGCGGTTGATCAGGGCCTGCGCCTGGAACGGATCGTAGACCAGCGAGATTTCATGCTCTCGCGCCCAGCCCTCGACAACTGCATCCTCGATTGCGTCGTAATCGACGACATTGCCCGGCGTCGTCTCAAGCCAGCCTTCCTCCACCCACCCGCGATAAGACGCATTCGCGCCCTGCTGCACCGCCTCTTCGGGCAGCCAGAACCGCGTGAACAGCGCATAGCCGTCGTCGTCGCGAAACAGCCTGATGGCGGCGTTGCAGTCGCGCTTCGACGCCAAATCAAGCGCCACGATGCACGGCTCGCCGGCGAAATCCTGCGCGCGCATTTCGGTGTCCGCGCAATGCGCCCAGGCGTCGAGATCGAAATACTGGCTCGCCGCGTTGATCCAGACATTCAGCCGCTTCATCCGGAAATCGGCGCGGCTTTTCGGGTTCTGCCTCGCCTGCAGGGCCAGCGCGCGCATGTCCTGCGGCAGCACTGACACGCCGTAATTCGGGTTGGCCTTGCGCCAGGTCTGTTCGGCGTAGATGTCGTCGCCCTCGTCGATCGAATAGATCACCCCGAACAGCTGCTCGTCGGCGATCACGCCCTGCAGCACCTTTTCCAGATATTGCCGCTTTTCGTAGCAGATGCCCGACTGGTCGGCCCCGGCCGTGGTGATGTTCCACATCATCGGCTGGAGCCGCGAGCCCATCGCCGTTTCCAGCACCGCATAGAGATCGCGGCCCTTCCAGGCGTGCAGCTCGTCGTTGAGCGAGAAGTGCAGATTCGCCCCGTCTTGCGTCGAGCCGCGCGCGTCGATCGCCTTCATCACCGAGTCGGTCTCAAGGCTCATGATCTCATGCGCGCGCACCAAGACGGAAAACTCGGTGCGGAACGCC